ATAGAAAAACCTTTGCATGATAATATGTATATATTAGAAATAGAAAGTGAAAGTGAACCTATTAATTTTAGTATGACTGAAGACCACCCTGTCTATAAAAAAGACGGAGTGTTAGCATCTATAAAACCTGATATAACATTATCAAATTATAATATAGAAGCTGAAGAATTAAAAGTTGGCGATGAATTAATGGTTTCTGGGGAAACAAAATATGTAATAAAAAGAATTATGGTGTTTGATGGCGAATATGGAACATATACAATATTGACTGAAAATAATAATTTTTATGCAGAAGGAATATTAGTACATTCAGAACTTGAATAAATAATATTTATTTTATAAATTCTGATAACTATTAATAGTAAATAAGGAGAAATAAAATGGCTAAAGAAAAAGTAGAGCAACAACAAGAAATGAATTTAGAAGATACTCTAAAATCTATTGAAGCTCAAATAGCTGAATTACGTGGTATGCACAACTATATTTCTGGTTTGAAAGAACAAGGATTTAAAGTTGTACCTCCTGTAAAACAAGAGGAAAAATAGAAGGGTGGGGGGAGCTAGTCTCCCCTACACTAACATTAAATTTGGAGTAAAAAAACATGGAAGTTGGAAAAGGAACAAAACTAACATTCAGTATAGAAACTTTTGTGAGTATATCTGTAACTATATTCATGATAGTTGGTTTGTGGTTTAATCTTCAAGCAGAGATAGAACTTGCTAAAGAATTACCAGAACCAGAAGTATCACGTATGGAATATGATTTGAAGGACCAAATGGTTCGTGATTCGATTATGAATACAGAAGAAAAGGTAGAAAAACTTGAAGAGAAAGTAGATTCAGTTAAAGATGACACAAGAAGTATTAATGAAACTCTTCTGAACATGAATAACAATTAATGAGGTTTAATGATGAACAACAAATTTATATCATACTTGGTATTAACGCTTTTCTCGTCACTATCTTGTTTGCACTCACAATCTGTCAACTTAGATAATTTCGCAGAAATACAAGGGTTGAATATACAAAAGTGTGCTGTAATACAAGTTAATGCATCTTGGAATCACGCAAATCGAGTTCAGATAGAAAAATTAGCTGATTTGTGCTATGTAGCTGAAATAGATTTAACTAATAAAGTAGTAGGTGCGGTTATCCAAAAAGAATGGAAAATCAAAGTAGTCCCTACTATTATTATTTTAAAAGAAGGAAAAGAAGTAATGCGTTATGAACCTGGTATTAGTATGAGGTTTGACGAACGTGAAGTTTTTGATAAGATTAAAAAAGAAATTAAATAACAGGAGAAAATATGATAGAATTTATAATAGGATTAGTTTTAGGATTTGGGTTGCATTATGCAATTTTTTGTTCAAAAGACCTTAAAAATAAATGTGTAAAATGTTATGATTTTATGCTATTAAAAAAGAAAGTTGTAAAAGCAAACAAGAAAAAGAAAGGTAAAAAATAATGCCTAGACTAGATATAGTTGCTGGTATTATTGATAAGGTTGCAGGTCATGTAGACAAGTTTACTTTAGACAAACAGGAGAAAGCTGAATTGATTGCAGAAATCAACAAAGCACAAATGGAAGTCAATAAAGTAGAAGCTGGTCATACAAGTATCTTTGTTGCGGGATGGAGACCCTTTACTGGGTGGATATGTGCCACAGCATTAGGGTATCATTTTATATTGCAACCTCTATTAACATTCGTGTTATATAGTTTTGGAAATGAAATAGCATTACCAACCTTTGATATGGGAACTCTTACAACAGTACTTCTCGGAATGCTCGGGCTTGGTGGAATGCGCTCGTTTGAGAAGGTAAAGAAAAGTGCCTAAAAAAGAATTAAATATAGTAGCTTTTCACGGAGGAATAAATGACAATGCTGACCCTAAGGATATACAAGAAATAGAGTTAGTTAGCGCTACTGGAATAAATTGTTCTAAAATTGGAAGAATAGTAGGCTTAGGAAATACTCATGCAACTTCAATAGAATCTCAACAATCATATGATATAGAAAAAGGATATGGTTTATTTTATTATTCTACGGACCACCAATATGATGGAAGTCTTGGAACTCAAGATTGGTTAACATATTTTCATAAAACTGATGGTAAAGTATATTTAAAGACTAAAGGAGCTTCAAATTTTCACAATTTTACTTTAGGAGCTGGAGCAAAACCTAATTATTTTGTAGGAGATGGGGCTTTGAGAGTTTCAGATAGTACTTTTACAAGAGATACAATGTGGAGAGGATTTGTAGATAGTAAATTGTTTCAATATGACTCAAATAAAACTGATTATTTGACTATAAATGAATGGGTTAATACAGCTCAACAATTAAAAAGTTTTGATGATTTATCTGTAACTTTAACAACATTTGATGCTAGTTCTGCTAATCCAGGGACAAGTAATATAACTGATGTAACTTTAGGTAGTGCTGGTCATATATGTTTATCATATTGGAAAAATGATGATGGAGATTGGAATGGTAATTATCAGTTTGCAGCAACTCCGATGTTTAAAGGAAATCAAGAAGGTCCTATGAGTGTTATAGCTCAAGGTATCAATTTTTACGACAATCAAGTGTCATTTCAAGTGTATGTATCTTTAGGAGACCAGACTTGGAGTGGTACAAATTTTACTCAATTATCAGATAATTCAGCCCATCCTTTAATAGATGATAGGATAATAGGAATTAATTGGTATTTTAGAAGAGACGCTGATGACGATTGGGTGTTATTACAATACACTGATTTGTTAGAAGGAGATAAGTATTATTGGGGCGAATACAATACAACAGACCACCCTACTTATGGTATATTTTCTGGAAGCATTAATATAAAAAGTGGAAATAATTTAAATTTACACAAAGAAGATGATAGTGGAACTTTGTTAGGTGTAGATTTAAACGGAATAACTGTTCCAGCAGATGAAGTGGCTTCATATCAAAATGCTTTATTAAAAGTAACTGTTACAAACAATGCTACACCTGGATTTATTGGAAGAAAAGGATTTTTAAGAGCTTGGGGAGGTTTTATATCTCCAGTATATCTAAATGCAACTTCTAGTCATCCAAATGGTATTCCTTTAGATGACGCTTCAGAAGCTTATAATATACCTATTAATACTGGTGGAGCTGGAACAAGAGAATTTATGGTAGAATTATTAGACGAAAATTTATCTGTAATAGCCGCTAGTGATAAAGTAACTATTACAGTAACAGATGTAGGAACTGAACCTCCTCCTACATACGAAGAATCAGATGGTAGAAGCGGCGGAGGAAATCCTTATGGCTAAAGATGTATTAAAATTAGTTGAAAAAGCTAAACAATCATTTCCTAGATTTAGATATTACGCAGCAGGTAGTTGGGTTAGGAATGAAAAAGATTTTAAAGATTATGATATGCAAATACTTCCTCCAAGTAAATATATAACGGGAGATTGGGAAAAAGTTTTATCTATATTCCACAATCAAATAGCTGAAGATGGAAAACATATTGATGTTCATATTTTTCCGTCAATAAAAGAGTTGTTACATTTAGATGGTCCTGAAATTTTTAAAATAAAAGATATGATAGTTCCAAGATATTTTTATTCAGAAAATAATCCAAATATAGAAGGCGCTAAAAAACTATTTGACAATTTATGGGTAAGGAATAGAAAAATTATAATGGACAAACACCAATCAATAGGATTAGCTAATTCTAAATACATAGTGAGGGAATTGTAATGTCAAAAAGAACAGCATTAATGAATCCAGGGAAATATCATTTAGGTAATTTATTTATATTCCCCCCTGTGCAAAATAGAAAATATGTTGATGTAAATTTAATAAAAAAAATTCAATGGAAAACAAGCGTTTTAATTAATAGAAGAGCTTATGTTGCTAATGTAAAAGTTGTAGACAAAGACAATACTTCTCATATTTTTACTGATAGTATTTTTAAATCTAAATCCAATAAATTTGATGTTTTTACTATGGATAGAAGAATAGATGTAGCTGTTGGGGATGGAGAAGAAATTGTAAAATTAATAGGATATGCTGATAGATTATTGCAATTCAAGCAAAATACTTTACACGTTATTAATGTAAGTGGTCAAGCAGAATATTTAGAGGCTACCCACAAATATAAAGGAGTTTCTAACCCTAATCAAGTTTGTGAAACAGATTTTGGTGTTGCGTGGTGCAATAATAATGGAGTTTATTTTTACAATGGAGAAACTGTAACTGATTTATTTATAAAATCTGGAATAAAAGTTATATCACAAGAAAAATGGGATGCTTTTTATAACGACTCTAATGAAACTATGATAGGTTATTCTCCAGCTGAAAAACAATTAGTATTATTTCAAGATGTAACAAATGGTGACGATGTAATGGTTTATGATATGATTACAACGTCTTGGGTAGAAGGTGGCGGAAGAACTGAAAATAAAGAAAAAACTAATTTTGTAAATATTTGGGATGGTAGATTAGCTTTTGGATATGAAAACAGTGCGGGAGCAACTACTATATCTCCATGGAATCCTTCTCCTACTAGAGCAATTACTCCTTTTGCTATAGAGACAAAAAATCATAATTTTGGAACACAAGCCAACAAAAAAGTAACTAAAGTATATATTACATATAAAGGAGGCAATGGACCTGATGATACTGAACAAGATGTTACTACAAAAATATTACCTAAATTTTCTACTAATGGTCAAGATTTTGATGGAACATTTAAAGATGCTGACGGAAATAATATAACTGATATACCAGGTAGCGTAAATTGGACTGAAATAGAAATGTTAACAGATGGTAATGCCAATAATGTAAAGTCTTTTGCTGTAAGATTAGAAGAAGTTTCTAGTCAAAGTGTTGTTAGTGATATACAAATTAACGATATAACTATAGTATATAGGACTAAGAGTGTCAAGTAGAGAGAGACAACTTAGACATTTAGCTCAATCTAAACCTAAATTTAGAGAAGATATTCCTGACAATGATAGCGGTAGAGATGGGGATATTGTATATGTAAAACGAAACAATATTACTGAAAGCTACATTAAAGAAGATGGGGAATGGATAAATTTATTTACTGGTACTGATGTTCAAAGAACTGCGCAACAAGGTGGTTCTAGGGTAAGAATGATAGGGGGAATGTCTGTTGCTGTTCCGAGCGGTGGAAGCGGAAATCACAATTTATTATTAAACCTAGACGATGACGACCACACTCAATATGTACACAACATAGCTCCTAGAACTATTACAGCTAATCATACTTTTTCAGGCAATCCATCTTTTAGCGGTCAACCAGCTTTTTCTAATATAGATATTAATGGTGGAGATATAGCAAGTGGAGTAGT